GCTTAAACCCTTTAGATAACGTTTTTAGAGTATTAATAACATATAACATAACCATAACTCAAAATTAAAATTAAATAAAATGGCAGAAACAAAAGTAAGCGGTAGAGATTATATCCTCTTAGCTGACATTAACAATGATGGAACATTCAAGCCTGTTGCTTGTTTGACTACCAACTCTTTGACATCAACTTTAGGAACAATTGATGCAACTTCTAAGTGTGGAGACCAATATACTCCAAATCAATCTTTTAACCAATCTTTCGAGTGTGAAGGATTTGCGATTGATGAAACAGGAACTCCTTCTAAAGATAGTTACCAACAATTGTATACTGCTCACGCTGCACAAACTTTGTTTGCAATTAAAATGGGTAAAGCCGTTCCAGTTGCTGGTGATATCACTTATGGTGGTGCTGGTCAATTAGTATTTATTAGCAACTTTAATGTTAATGCTGCTGATAAAGATGATGTGAAGTTTACTGCAACTTTCGTTGTAAGTGTACCTCCTATCACTCAAACTGAAACTGGAGTTTAATTAAAATAAAAAACTATGTTCGAATTAAAGACTAACAACAACACAATCCACCTAAAGTGGGGTACTTGGTCAATGCGTGAGTTTACTAAACAAAACAATATCGGTATTGATGAGTACTTTAAAGTTCTTTCAACGGCTCAAACAAGTTTGGACATTATAGTTCAGCTTGTTTATATTGGTTACAAATCTGCTTGTGTAAGCAAGAAAGATGAAGTAATATATACAATTGATGATGCTTGTGAATGGATAGATGAAGTGGGTTCTATTTTTAGCGAAGAAGGTCAAATAATTGACTATTTAAAATATGTCGTTGAAAGTACAGTCCACACCATTACAGGTGTAAAGAAGGAAGAAGAAAAAAAAAAGCCTAACAAAGCTAAGCTGGGATGATATCTTAGTTACTTGGAAGGACTTTTCCATTATCGTTTTAGGTAAGGAAAGAAACGAGTTAAACGAATGGGCAAGGACAAGAAACCTTGCCTATATTGTATACTTAAGTTCCACAACCGAGAAAACTCCTAAAAGTATGAAGGCTTTTTGGAGTATACCAGAGTTAGATGATATAGATAATGATGTAGAAAGAGTGATGATAACGGATGAACAATTGGCAAGGACACTTAAATTGTACGGAGCAAACTAATAAAGATGGCAGAAATTATAGATTTAAATATTAATATTGGTGCTAATACTACTGACTTTGAAGGTTCGTTACAAAAAGCACAAAATCTATTAAAACAATTTGAAGCAGCCTTAAAGAAAGCTACTAACGTTGGAGAGATTAATTATTTGAATACTCAAATAAAGAATCTAAATGGCACAATTACATCTTTGAATCAAAAGATGAATACAATTGGTAGACCAACTGCCGATGCTACAAATGCTTTATCAAACTTATCAAGGGTTGCACAAGATGCTCCTTATGGATTTATAGGTATTGCAAATAACTTAAACCCTTTATTAGAATCATTTCAAAGATTATCAAAAGAAAGCGGAAGTTCATCACAAGCATTAAAATCAATGGTTGCAGGATTAACTGGTCCAGCTGGTATTGGTCTTGCTTTAGGTGTTGTATCTTCTTTGGCGGTTACATATAGTAAAGAAATAGCTGATTTCTTTAAAGGTCCAACAGATGAATTAAAAAAGTTTAGAGAAGAATTAAATAAACTTAATGCTGATGTTTATAAGGTTGCTGGAGAAGCACAAGCTAATAGGTCAAAAGGTATTAATTTAGTTGATGTAATTGTTGGAAAAGACCAAACGGCTGCTAAAACTGCATTAAAATCCTTACAAGACTTATATACAAAAAATGCTGATATACAAAATGCTAAATTAGGTCAAGATAGAGCATATTACACAAATTTAGTAAACTTAGCATCATTACAAGAATTGGCTATTGGTAAAGAAGCTAATAATGAAGACCAATTAAAACAATTACAAGTAAAGCGTAAACAATTATTAGCACAACGCAATGCTGAACTAAAAGAAGCTGAAAAATTAGAATCTATATTTGGTTTTCCTAAAGCAGTAAGAGTTAGTGCAGAAAAAATGCGTGTTGGAATTAAGTATGATGCTGAATTAGTAACACTTGACAAACTTATTGCACAAGCAGAATTAAAAAATAAAGAATTTGTAAAAGCGGTAAGTGAATTTGAAACTCCAGACCCAAAAAAAGGTCCTTCTCCTATTGTAAACTACGCAAGAGAAGAAAATAAGCAACTTAATTTAGAGTTAGCTAAAATGAAGGCTCTTAGGGAGAAAATGAAATCAATAGGATTAGAGCCTTTAGATTTATTTGAATTACCATCTGAACAAAAAGCAAAAGATGATAAAAGAAAAGCATATTTTGAAAAACAAGCTAAAGATTTATTAGAATCAACACAAAAAAGCGGTGGTTTTGGTGCATATATGCAAGGTTTATTTAAAAAAGATAAAAGTGCTATTGATGCGGATGAAGCGGAAAAAAAGAGAATTGATGATTTAAGAAAGTCATATACAAATTTTGCCGATACAATCTCTGGTAGTGTAACAAATTCATTAATGGGAATGTATGAAGCTATGCAAACTGGTCAAAAGCCATTAGAAGCCATTGGTGATATGTTTGCTAATATAGGTAAACAAATAGCTGCTGCCGTTATTCAAGCATTAATATTCCAAGCTATATTAGAAGCCTTCCCAGCATTGAAAGGTCTTTTTGCTGCCACAGGTGCGTTAAGTTCTGCATTTGGTGCTGCAAGAAATTTAGCACCAACTAATTTAGGTCAAACTAAACCAACCTCGTTTAATACAGGAAATATGACAAATAGTGTTAATTCTAATGGTCAATTTGTATTAAGAGGACAAGACTTAGTTTTAGCAATGCAGAGGTCTAATTCTTCATTAAATATAATTAGGGGTTAATGGCATACGAAATAAAATATAGAATCACGGCAGCAACAAAATCAGATGTTACAAGTGTAGTAAATATTTATGAGGATGGTTACGATGGAGAGATAATAGAATATCCTTGTATTAATTTACAAATACAATATGTACCACGTTCAGATGATACTTTTGAACCTATTTATGTAAGTACTTTAAGTGTTGCAATTGATGTTACTGATGATGTGGCAAATATGCCAGACTTTACAACATTGAATGATAGAAAGTATTTTGTTAGAATTTTAAGTGGTGCTAATATAGATTGGCAAGGATGGATACTAAGCGACAATGTTCAATATGTTTTTTCAACAGGTCGAAAACAATTAGCTTTTAATGCTATTGATGGATTAGGTTTATTAGAAAGAATACCTTTTTTTATAACTGATGATACAACATTAGTTGACATATTTACGGCTATTTTTTACATAAAGACTGCTTTGTTAAAATTAGAATATCCTTTAGATTATGATATTGTAAGTGGTGTAAGTTTTTATGCTGATGGAATGGATAATAGAATAGATGACCCAGCTGCTGATACATTAGGTCAATCATATATAAATTATGCAACATTTATTAATGATAATCAACAAGCAACAAATTGCCTTGATGTATTAACAAAGATTGTTAGGTCTGTTGGTTCAAGATTATTCCAAGCTAAGGGAAACTTTTACATTGTTCCTTTAACACAATTTGCACAAGATTCTTATTATGTTACTATTTACAATAGTGATGGAACATTATTTGATGATGCAATCTATGAATCAACAGGAAATATTGAAGGATTTTCAGCAAATACAAGTGGATTATACTTTGTAGATAATAGTCAATTTAAGTTAATTAAAAAGGGTTTTAATAAGATTAGATTTGATAAAGTAATTGAATATCCTAATAACTACATTACTAACTGGGATTTAAAGAATTATACATTTGTAAGTCCATTAGTAAGTAATGCTTTTTCTTGGGATGAGGAAAGATACGGAGATGGAATAATCTATGTAAAGTCATATCCAGAAAAAAGATATAATTCTTTTATTATGCAGTATTCGATTTCAAGTCCATATACTGCATTGGTTAGACCAATAAATTTACCAAAAGTAAATACGAGTGATGTATTAAAGTTAACTATGGATGTAGCTGGATTAGGAGTACCAGCAAGTGGACCAGATGCTTTATTTATTCTTAAAATATTAGTTGATGATGGAGTTAGTTCTGTATTTTTAGATAACAATAAACAATGGGTAAATACAACATTTAATGACCATTATTATTTTTATCCATTTAGTTCAACAGACCCTAAAGCAAATTTAGAATTGATTATGCCTTTGTTACCAATAGGTGGTGATTTAACTATTGAGTTAATAATATGTGATAATTCTGCTCCTTATTGGAAATCAACTGTTGGTTCAATTGAGGCAAGTAACTTTCAATTAACTGTTGAAACATACTTTAAGCAAGTAACAACAGAGAGTTTTATCAACGATTCAAATGAATATGTTTTAGAGATTGACCTTCCATTAGGATTTAATGATATTAATGATGGATTCTTTTCATATAGAGGATTTTTAAGCGATGTAAGTGGGTTAAACTTAAAGAATTGGTACAGGCAAGAATACCTTACAGATAAATATAGAAGTTTAAGTGAGTTAGTAGTTAAGCAATATTCAAACTGCTTAAATAAGAACATTATTAACTTGGATGCTTCTTTTATGAGTATGGAAACAACTGATGGTAGATTTAGCGGTGCAATGAGAATTACGGCAAGTGATACTGACCCAGCACAAATAAGTGTAAATAATAAGAAATACATAATAGGTAATTCAACAATGGATTTGCCTAATGATGTTATTACGGCTACTTTATTAGATATTAACCCAGAGAATGTAGAAACTACAATGACTACTATTTACGATAGTAATAGCTTACCAACAGAGGTTACAGGATTTGCACACTTTAGGTCTAATGGTTATGTAACTAAAGAAGCTGCTTTGGCTGCACCTTTAACAAGTAATCGTAATGCTTTATTGGCATAGAACAGATGTAGACCCAGAGGTGGATGTTGCATTTGCTTGTAGTACAAATTGTGCTTTTAATGTAAGCGTAGACCAAAAAGAGGTAACAAGCCAGTCAAGTGCTTGGTTTAGAGAATTTAAGAACGATGTAGCTACTTGGAATGTAACCTGTGATGGGTTGATTATTTTGAGTGGTTTTTCTTATTTGTTTATGTTAGATAAGCAATTAACAAGAGAGCCAATAGAAATTAAGTTTGTAGTAGATAACGGAGTTGATGGTTTAACAATTATTAATGGAATTTGTAATATATCAAGTTTATCAATTAACGCACCTATGAGGGATGTGGCTACATATAACGTAAGCCTACAAGGTAGCGGTGCATACAATACAACAGGAACAGAGGTTGACCCAAGCGGTGTTATTATCGTAGGTGCTAACCCTGTTAAAACAAAAGGTTACACGGCAAGTGGTGGAGAAACATCAATTACATTTGCAGATACAATCGGTTATGCTTGTCTTTACGTTTCAAGAGGTGGTGTGGATGCACAAAACATTTTAACAACAGGAGTTCCAACTGGCGATGATGTGAAGTTTGTGAGTGCGACAGGAGTTCTTACTTTTGGTAGGGCATTAGAAGCTGGGGAATATATTAGAGGATTATTTCAATAAAATATTATGAGTCAATTACAAGTAACAGGAGAAGCAAAGATTAGGGATATACAAGGACCAGTAGTGGCTAATAGTGGTGTAATAACCGCTTTAGATGGTGCTGCTTCTCAATATGTACGAGGAGATGGTACTTTAGCGGATTTTCCTACATCAACAGGTGGCGGAAGTTCGGTTTCTTATTATCTTAACTCAAGTGTAAGTCAAGGCACAATCGGTGGGGTTGCTTATAGACAATTAGGCAAAACACCTATCGCTGGTGCTGGAACTGATATTGTTATATCTTCAAATGGATATGTAGCGAGTTACTTAACCGATGCTAATGACCCAGCTTTATTAGAAGTACCAGCTGGAAACTTTAATTGTGAGTTCTATTTTAGTGTAAATAACAATACAGGAAATCCTTTTACTTATGCAGAGGTTTACAAATATGATGGCACAACTTTTACCTTAATAGGTACAAGCGTTGGAGTTCCAGAGTACATTACAGAGGGAACAGTTATTAACCCTTACTATTTCGCAGTACCAGTTGCTCAAAGCGTATTAACTGTTACAGATAGAATAGCGATTAGAATCTATGTAAACGTAGATGGTAGAACAGTTACTTTACATACCGAGAATAACCATTTGTGTCAAGTAGTTACTACTTTCTCAAAAGGATTAATTTCTTTAAATAACCTTACAAGACAAAACCAATTCTTTGCGACAGGAACAAGTGGAACGGACTTTGGGATATCTTCAAGCGTAGCGACACATACTTTTAATTTGCCTGTGGCTTCGGCTGCAAATACTGGTAAGTTGAGTTCAACTGATTGGAGTACGTTCAATAACAAACAAGCTGCTTTAACATTTACTGCTCCATTAGATAATACATCTAATACAATATCAATACCAGCTGCTTCTGCTTCGGTTGATGGTTATTTGGATAATGCTGATTGGACAACTTTTAACAATAAGCAAAATGCTATTACCCTAACAACAACAGGAACGAGTGGTGCAGCTACTTTAATTGGTGCAACTTTAAATATACCTAACTATGGTTCTGCTTTAAGTGCTTACGTTCCTTACATTGGAGCAACGGCTAATTTAGATATGGGTAGTGGTTCTTTTGGTATAAATACAGGTCAATTCTTATTATTAGCAAAAAATGGTGCTGCTGGTGCTGGTAATTCTGCATATTTAGCATTTATAAATGCTGGTGCTACAGATGGAGTTTATCTTCAATTAAATGCTTCAAATAATATAGGATTTTATGGAATGACATCTTCCGTTCAAACTTCTCAAGTTGCATATATTTCAAGAGCTGGTGATTTTAGTGGCAATTCATTTATAAAGACAGGTGGCACATCAAGTCAGTTTTTGAAGGCAGATGGTTCAGTAGATTCTACTGCTTATGGTACAGGTTCGGTTACTTCTGTAGCTACATCTGCTCCATTAACAGGAGGTAC